CGGCTCCCCCGCAGGCCTTTGGCGCCCTCCTGCCGCTGCCGAGCGGCAACGACGGTTTTGCTCGCGGCCTCTGCCTTTTGCTTGGCGGCGTCGAGGGCGGACTCGAGTTGCTTCGTGTCCGGTTTCGCTTTGGATCCGAACGCGCGTGCGAATATGCCGCCGGACTTCTCGCCCGTCGCGTTCGCGGCCTTCTCGATGCCGTTGAGTTCCTTCGCCACCCCGGAGGCGACGTTTTTCGCGTCGATGACCAGCGATACGTAGGCGGTGGCGAGCTGCACGGCAGCAGACATGGTTAGAGCACCCCTTCCCCTGGTCAGCAGGGCCTGCTTGGTGGGCGGGTCCCCGCTGACCGGGAGGGGTGTTCGGGAGGAGCTAGAGGCCTAGGTCGGCTTCCAGTTCTTCGATGGTGTAGGCGTCATCGTCCGCTACCGGCTCGGAGATGGCGTGGCTGTACCCGGGTACGCCGGGCCGTGGGTACGGCTCCGGCCGGTCTTGCTCCTTGCCGCCCGACCGCTGCCAGTTCGCGCCGGCGAGCATGTCGATGATGGTGGCGAGTAGCTGGGCTTGGTGATCCCAGTCGGCGCGGTCGCCAAGGACGGCCCGGTAGAGGGGGCCCCGCTCCCTCGGGTAGTAGAGCAGGGTCGCCAAATCCGACCATGTGAGTGCTTCGCTGCCTAGATCGCGTAGCCGCATCCCGGCGCTCATCACCTCGTAGGCGACGGCGTCGGGATGCTCGGCCAGCAGAATTAGGCAGCGTTCGATTCCCCCGCACCCACGCCGGACGCCTCGCCCCACGCCTCCATGAGGGCGATGACCTCGTCATCGGTCATGTCCTGCACCGCCTCATAGATCTCCCCGAAGACTTCGCGCAGTGCCGTCTCATCGCCGCGGCGGATGCCCTGCTGCTCACGCTGGGTCAGCAGATTGCGGGATGGCAGCGTGAAGTCGCCGTCCCAGCCGGCCAGGCTGAACGTCACATAGGCGAGCTTGCGGGGCAGGTGCCGCCGCGGAATCGCGACCTTCGGAGTCTTGACGGTTCGGCGTGGCGGCGCCTCGGCCTGCGCGAGGCGGGCTCGCAGCGCGGCGAGTTCCTCATTGGTCAGCTCCGGCGCGGGGCCATCAATGTAGGTGGCGTCGATAGGGGTGGTCATGGTGGTTTCCTTCCGGCCTTCCGGGAGGGGTGGCTGTCCGGGACGGCGGGAAGGCACGCGGGCCCGGACAGAATCAGGGGGTCAGGCGGACAGCTTCGGCAGGGACTTGTACTCGTGGTTGTTGTCGCCGTTCGCGTCGGGATAGGCCTTGATCGTGCACTGGTAGGAGATCAGTTCTGCCGCGACGAACTTGACTTCGCCGACGGCGGTGATGCGGGCGTTCGGCAGCACAATGCGCTTGCGGCTACGGCGAGACGCCATTTCGAACACCCAGGAGGCGTTGTCCAGCTCGGTCGCGTTGTGCTTGATGTGGATCTTGCCCTCATCGGTCTGGGTTGGCGGGGTGATCGTGACGTTGTCCTTGCCGTAGATCGCCTTCAACAAGTCGCCGCGCAAAGATTCGATGAACGTCACGGTAACGGTAGAGGAGAAGGATTCCTGCGTGGTTTCGACGACGACGCCACCCCAGTCTTCCTGGTCGGTGGTGTTGCGTTCCTCCGCCAGGGACACGCCGTCCTTGGACACGTAGCCCATGTTGAGGAAGGCGGCGTTGAGTTCGGCGGCGGGGTCGGGTGGCTGTTCCGTGCCGAGGGGCGCGGAGAAAGCGTAGCCGCCGACCTTGGGCCTGCCGGTGTCAACATTGGTGTTGGTGTTGGCTACAAACGCCATGGTGTCTCCTAGAGGGTGGTGAGGGCGGTGGTGAAAGTGGCGCGGTGGCTGGGTGTTTCGTGGTCGTCGTAGGCGACCGGCCAGGTCGCCTCCGCGTCGTGGATGAGGTCATCCGTCTCCGCGCCGGCCAGGATCAGAGCCCGGGCTTGGGCGGCTAGGGCGCGTGCGGCGGCGGGGGTGGGGGCCCAGGCCTCGACCGTGACCATGACGCGCGCTAGCCATGTGTGGTCGCTGCTGCCTCCGGTGGGGGTGAGGCGGATCAGCGATGCCGGGCGGGGGTTGGGGACGATGGTGGAGACCGGCACCCCGGTAGGGGTGAGGATGCGGGTGAGGGCTGGGATCACGTCACCCAGCTGCTGATCGCTCATCGCCCGGCCCCCAGGGCTTTGACGAGCGCCATCGTCTTGGCGTTGTCTCGGCGGGCGGCGCGGGTGCCGGTGAGCACGGCTGCGCGGTCACGCTTGGGATGCTGGGTGGGCTCTAGCACGATGTAGCCGTCGCCGGCCTGCTTTGCGATCGCGTTGGCGCGGCGCACGATGTCGCGCTGCACCCCAGGATCCTGTTTCAGGGCCTCGAAGCCTTTGACGTTCCACACGATTTTCATCAGCGGCGCCTCCTAGCCGGAGCGGCGGTGGGTTTCGATGACGACCCCGACGCCCCAGTCGCGGGCATCGCCGATGACCTCGTGCTCGACGCCGTCGATGATCACGATGTCCAGCCCGGAGGCCCGGGTGCCGGTGGGGCAGTACAGCGTCCACGTCACGTCCACGGCCTCCCGGCCCGCGATGGCGGGCTCCTGCGAGCCGGGTGCCATGGCCAGCACCCGCAGCTCTTCGGGGGGGCCCCATGTGCGGGGGGTGGTGTCGAGCTGCTCGGGTGGGACGGGGATGCGGCGCCGGATCTGCACGGGCCGCACCGCCGACACCGGAGCGCGGCTGTTGAAGCGACCCCACGGTCGCGGCCACGGCCGAGTCATCGTGGCACCCGAGCCCGCGGGGCTGTATTGATCATGAACGCTTTGTGGGCGTCGCTGCGGTAGATGCGGCGTAGCTCGGCGAGGTCATCGTCGGTCAGCAGCAGCAGGGACTTCGCGCCGTACTGGTGCGTCTGGGTCCACGGTCCCGCCGTTTCCGTTACCGATGTTTCAGCGCCGGAGCCGGAGTCGAGACGCCGAATGATTGCCCACCGCAGCACCTTCAGCGCCCGCGCGGCCTTGGCCGGGTCGGGTTCATCGGGACGGAAGCCGGGGATGGCGGAGGCCGCCGCCAGGACGTCACCGATCAGCGCCTCGACCTGCCGCTGGTCCGCATCGGGGCGGAACAGCAGGACGTCGTCAGCGGTGATGATTGCCATAGCGGCGGCCTCCCTCCTTGCTCAGCGTTTCCGGCGGGGCGGTTCCGGTTCGGGCTCGGGTTCGATCTCGCGGATGTGGGGGGATTCCGTGAGGATCTTGCGACCGGTCGCGTCCGGGACTTCGGCGTGACCGGCCTCGAACTGCACCCCGTGGCGGGGGATGTACAGGTTCGGGTGGTGCGGGCTGTGCAACCTCATGTCATGCCTCATCACCCGAGGTTGATGAGCTTGCCGTGAGCCCGCTCAGCGCCGTACATCAGGCCGATCTCCCCGTACAGCTGGGACTGCGAGGACGCGCCCTTCCTGCCCAGCGGCTCGACGAAAAAGTGCCCGGACCCGGGCACCTCGAGGAACGCGGGAGCGCAGTGGTCGAGGGAGACGACCGCGAGCTGCTCGGGCGGCATGTACCGGTTCAGCATGATGTTGCACTTGCCGAAATCGGTTTCGATGGTCTGCAAGTTGACCCCGCCCAGGTTGCGGGACGTCTCCTGGTAGCGCTTCCCGTCGATGAAGACCTTGGTCAAGACACGCTTCTGCTTCGCCCCGACGATGAGGGTGCGGGTCTCGTCCTCTTGGATGCCGCCGGCGTCCCACACCTTCTGCATCAGGTCGAGGACGAGGTCCTCGGTGAGGGCCGCGGAGGATGCGTCCACCGAGTTGGTGGTGATGGCCTCGAGGATGCCGCGGGTCTTACGGGGCTTGGTGTTGTCGGTCGGCAGCTGGTACTTGCCGACGATGAAGCCTTTCTCGACGTCCCGGGCGACGGCCTTGATCGTGGACTCGATCTGCTTGGTCATCTCGTCCTTGACGGGCTGCTCCCCGAGGGGCGTCACGTTCGGGGTGAGCGGCTTGACCTGGCCGATCGCGGACAGCTTGGTGTAGCTGACGGCGATGGTTTCCTGATGGATTTCGCACACGTTGTATGCGGCGTCGCGGACTCGGGTGTCGGGGTCGGGCGCGTCGGCTCCCTCGAGGCGCTGACGGTCGTCAGAGGCGTCCCGCAGATCGTCGGACTGCCACCCGAAAACAGTGGACTCGGCCTTCACACCGCCCGTCAGGCCGCCGATCGCGGACAGGAAGGGTGTGCTCTCGGGGGAGAGCTGGAACAGCTCTCCAACGTAGTTGGGGCAGTTGTAGGTGGTGGCCATTCCGGTGATGCCGGGCATGGTGGCTCCTTTCAGGGGAGGGGATGCCCGGCGGGCCGGGGTCGGGGGGGACGGGGGGGGGGCCTGGGGCTGTTGCGTG